CTTCGGCTACTCGCCCCCGAGTTCGACGCCGTCGCCGACGACGACGTCGACGCGGTGCTCGCGCTCTCTGCGACCAGCTGCGCGCCAGCGGCGTGGGGTGCGCTCTACCAGGAGGGCGTGGTGCGGCTCGCGTGCCACTTCCTCGAGCTGCGTGCGCGAGGCGCGGCCGGCGACGGCGGCGTCGGCCCGATTGTCCGCGAGAAGGCGGGCGACCTCGAGCGTGCGTACGGCGCGGCCGTGGGCGTCCTCGCTCGTGACGGCGTCCGGGCTACCACGCGCCACGGCATCGAGTTCATTGCGCTCCGTCGGCAGATCTCTGCCGGCGCCGGCGCCATCGTGGTGTAGGCCATGGTGCGACGCCGACAGATTCGAGAGACCGACCGCGGCTGGGACCAGCTCCGCGGACGACTCGCCGCCGAGATGCGGCGTGCGGTCGTCACCGTCGGCGTGCATGCCGACGAGGAGGCCGTCGGCGACGGCACGTCGATGGCGCTCATCGCCAGTGTCCACGAGTTCGGGTCCGAGAAGGCGGGCGTGCCGGAGCGCTCATTCATCCGCGCCACCGTCGACGACAAGCGCGAGGAGTACACGACGGTCCTGCGGCGCATTGCTGCGGCAGCCATGCGCGGCGGCTCGGTGCGCGCCGGCCTGCACCGGCTCGGCCTGCTGGTGACCGCCGACATCCAGCGCACGATTCGAGAGCGAATCCCGCCGCCGCTGGCCGAGGCGACGATCGCGAAGCGCCTCAAGCGGCTCGGCAAGAGCGGGCAGCCGAAGAACGACCGGTTCGGCGGCTTCACTCCGCTCGTCGACACCGGACGGCTCATCAACTCCATCCGGCACGAGGTGAGCGACGAATGATCGGACGACGACAGGTCACCCGCATCCGCCGCAGCGTCGCCGGCAGCACCATCGGTCCGGATGGGCGTGCGGCGCCGCGTGGCGAGACGTCGACGACGATCTTCGCCACGGTCGTGCCGGCGAAGGGGCACGTCATCGAGCGAGCGCCTGAAGGGGTGCGCGAACGGGTCGAGCTGCGCGCGTACACGGATGACGAGCTGCGTGCGACGAGCACGACGGACGACGTCGATGGCGACCTCATCGAGATCGACGGGGTGCGCTACGAGGTGGTGCAGGTCGACGCGTACTCCCGAGTGATCCCGCACTACGCCGCCACGCTCGCGAGGCCGCGATGACTGCCCTCGCCCCCGAGACCGCGGACGAGTCGGCCCTGCAGGCGCTTCGCGCGTGGGTCACGTCGGTGACGTCGCTCGAGGTCGCCACCGAGCCCTTCGAAGAACGACGCCCCGCGTTGCCGTACATGGGCATCCGCCTCACGTCGCCGGGCCGCGGCGAGGGCCACGACGCCGAAACGTACGCCGACGACGACGGCGACGGGCTCGCCGTCCGAAGTGGTGTGCGCCGGGCGACAGCGACGCTCAACGCGTACGGTTCCGGCGGCGCGGGGGCGATCGAGACGCTCCGCCTGTCGATCGCGAGCTCGGCGCATCGCGAGACGTTGCTCGCCGCCGGCGTCGTCGTCATCCGCGTCGGCCAGACCCGCGATGCGTCGGACTGGTTCGGCGACAAGACCGAGACGCGCCACATCGCGGAGGTCGACTTCCGATACGTCGTCGCTGCCTCGGACCCGGTCGACGTCATCGAGTCCGTCGAGGCGACCATCGCCACCGAGTAGGCGCCCCGACCGCGTGCGGGGGGTGCTCGTGCAGCCGTAGCGTGGGCCGTGCCTGACGCGCGATGCGCGACCCTCCTCACGACCACGGTGCGGCATGGCCCTCGACGACCTCGTCCTCAACATCTCCGTTTCGCTCGATGCCCCCTCGGTCGGTGTCGAGGGCTTCGGGCTCGTCCTCTGCGCGGGCCCGAACGCGACGTTCACCGAGCGGGTGCAGGTGTTCACCGATCCGGACTCGGTCATCGCGGCCAGCACCGGCATCGAGTCGACCGACCCCGAGTACGCCGCCGCGGTCGCCGCGTTCTCCAACAACGCCGCGCGCTTCGCGATCGGCCGCATCGACGTCGGCGACGCGGACCTCACCGCGAGCCTCGTGGCGATCGCCGCCGAGAACGATGACTGGTTCGGCCTGTGCCTGACCAGCCGGGCGAAGGCGGACATCGCCCTCGGCAGCGCCTACGCCGAGGCCAACGGCAAGCTCTTCGTCGGCCAGTCGTCGGACGCCGAGATGCTCACGGCGGACACGACGGACCCCGCGAACGTCGCGAAGGCCGCGGGCTACAACCGCACCATCGTCGCGTACCACGCCGACGACGACGAGGCGCTGGACGCGGCTCTGCTCGCCAACCGGCTCGCCGTCGACCCGGACATTCAGGCGACCACGTGGGCGCACACGTCCCTCGCGGGCATCACCGTCGACAAGCTCACGGCCACCGAGCGCGGTCACGTGCTCGCCGCCAACGGCCTCGTCTACCTGCCGCTCAAGGGCATCCCCGCCACGTACCCGGGCAAGGTGGCGAGCGGCCGTTTCGCCGACGAGATGGTCACCGCGTCGTGGTTGCAGGCGCGACTCGAAGAGCGCAACGCGCAGTCGCTTCTCGATGCTCCCGCCCGCGGCAGCAAGATCCCCGGCACGTCGATCGGCGACGCGGTGTTCGAATCGAACGCCCGCGCGCTGTACCGGCAGGGAGTCTCTGCGGGCCATTTCCGAGAGGACGCGCTCATCCTGAACTTCCCCCCGCGCACGGATGCCGAGACGTCGGCTCGCAACCGAGCCTTCACCGGGAGCATGGGCCTCGCCGGCGCGGTGCACTCCGTCCAGTTCGCCGTCGCCATCACCAACGACTAGGCCGCGCCCGACGCGCCCCACTCGTCTGACCCTCGCCTCTGGGAGCGAACGCCATGTCCATCGCCCGCAACTACGACTTCAATTCGGTGATCCTGCTCATCGGCGGCGTGCCGATCACGGGGTTCGCCGACGGCGACGCCATCAGCGTCGACCTCCCCGAGCGGTTCACCACGCAGGTCGGCGCCGGCGGCGCGACCACGCGGTCGAAGCGCAACGACCGGACGGCGACACTCACCATCCGCCTGCAGCAGTCCAGCCCGTCGAACGACGTGCTCTCCGGCTATGCGAAGCTCGACGACCTGACGGGCAAGGGCGTGGTCCCGGCGCTGCTGAAGGACCTCAACGGCCGCGACCTGCTCGCCGCACCGCAGGCGTGGATCGAGCAGATGCCCGGGCCGACGTTCGGCGCCGAGTCGGGCGTCCGTGAGTGGGTGCTTCGCCTCGCGAACACCGAGCTGTGGGCCGGCGGCGCGACCGCCGCGTAGCCCGCCCGTCCACCTGACCCATTCGAGGCGCATCCATGAACTACGACCCGGCACCGAAGCGCGAGCTCGTCGACGACTTCGGCGGCGCGCACACCTACGTCATCCGCATCCCCACCGCGCGCGACGCGCTCTTCGGCGTCGGCCCGAAGGTGCTCGGCCTCATCGGCGACACCATCGACCTGCGCCGTGGCGTCGGCTCGGCGCTGACGGGCCTCGCCGACAGCGTGACCCGGCACGGCGGATGGGAGCTGCTGTCCGAGCTGCTGCGTGGCGTCACCCGTGACGGCGTCGATGTGTCCGAGGTCGCAGGCTTCGAAGCGGCGTACACCGGCAACCTCGGCGAGGTCCTGCGCGCTGTCGAGGCCGTGCTCGAGGTGAAGTTCGGGGGTTTTTCGAAGGCCGCGCGCGCAACGGTGGGCGCGTGGCTTCGAGACTCCCTGCGGCAGTTGAACGGCGCTTCGCCGACGTCGCTGATCGCCATCCTCGCGTCCGGTGGCGCGTCTGGCGCGTCGTCGACGCCGGGCTCGCCTCCGGACTCGTCGAGTGCCTCGACCGGTGGAATGTGACCGAGTTCCTCGAGGCCGAGGCGTACCTCGACGCCCGCGCCGAAATGGACGCCATCCTCGCTGACCACCATCGCCGCGAGCTTGAGAAGAGTCGCCCCCGGCGCTGACCCCCGAAGAGCATCCCCGTGACCATCATCCGCGAGCTCCGCGCCCTGTTCGGATTCGACCTCGACGAGGCATCGATCCGCCGGGCCGACGTCGCGCTCGACCGGGGACGACGGAACCTCGCGCAGTACCAGCGCGGGGTGAACGGGCTGAACCTTGGGATCGGTCGGATGCTCGCCACGTACGCCGGCGCCGCACTGGTGATGGGCGGTGGGCGCGGCCTCTTCAGCGCGAACCAGCAGATTGACTCGCTGCGGGCGCGCCTCGAGCTTGTGACCGGAAGTGCCGAAGCGACCGAAGCCGCCCTCGACTTCGTGCGGGAGTTCGCGGTGCGGTCGCCGGACCAGATCGGCCAGATCGCCGACGCGTGGATCACGCTGCAGTCGCAGGGGCTCGACCCGACGGTGGAGCGGCTGACCGCGCTCGGCGACGTCGCCGCCGCGACGCAGGTGCCGATCTCGGAGTTGCTCGACGCCATGTCTGGCGGCGCGATCGGCAACACCGAGCGGCTCGACCAGACCTTCCGTGCGTTCGGCCTCAACTTCATGTCCCGCAATGGGCGCCTGTTCGTCTCGATGAACGGGCAGGTCCGCGAGATCGGCGAAGGGTTCGGAGAGATCGCGGCCTTCGTCGAGGACCTCGGCCGCACCCGGTTCGCCGGTGGCATGGTTCGGCAGTCGGAGACTCTCGCCGGCCGCATGAGCATGCTGCAGGACGCCGCGACGGCGTTCGCGGTGTCCGTCGGCGACGCTGGGGCGACCGAAGCCATGCGCGGCCTGCTGGACAGCTTCACGTCGGCGATCGGCGACAGCGACGACCTCGCGCACTCCATCGGCACTGTGCTCGCCGGCGGGCTCGACACTGCCGCTGACCTCGTGGACTACCTCCGCGAGAACACCCACATGCTCCGCCTCGGCCTCATCGTGCTGGGCGCGGCGTCCACCACCGGTCCGATCCTCCGTGGCGCTGACGCGCTCATGGAGATGAACCGCGCTGCGGTCCTCGTGCGGCTGCAGGCTCTCGCTGTGACCGGCGCCGTCACCGCCGCCGTCGTCGGCACTGTCCTGCTCATCGACGACTTCGTGGCGTTCATGCAGGGGCGGCCGTCGGTGATCGGCGTGCTCGTCGGCAACCACTCGGAGGCGGATGGGTTCATGGGGAACCTCGCACGGATGTTTGGCGACATCCGCGAGCATGGTGGTGCGGCGTGGGACCTCTTCCTCGAGGACGTCGAAGCCGTCATCGATCGAGCGAAGGAGCTCTGGCGGACGGTGACGTCGCCGGTGCGGTGGCTGATGGAGAACCTGCCGGAGCTCACTGCCCAGATGGGCGACCTGATCCCCGAGGAACTTGTGAACGCCGCGCGCACAGTCGCGGACGCACTTGAGCGGATCACGGAGCTGACGCACGGCATGGGGCCGGCTGGGCTCGCCGTGAACCTGCTGCCCGAGTCCACGCAGCAGACGTTCGACCAGATGCTCATCCCGAACCCAGCCAGCTTCCTGGGTATCTCTGGGCGGAGGGAGTTTCAGGGCGAGGACAGCGGCGGAACGGTCGCAGATCTACTCCGATGGGTGGGCGGCACCGGCCCCGACCGTGTGGACGCGAACGGGGATCCGATCGGAGCGCGGGCAGTGGGGCGCGAGCGGGCCGCTGCGCAGTCCCGGTCCTCGCGCACAAGCGTACGGGTCGAGCGCCTTGAGGTGACCGTCCCCGCATCCGAGGACCCGGGCGTGTTCGGGCGCGCGGTCGCTCGCGCAGCTGCGGTCACGCTCGAGGACCTCATGCTGTCGTACGACAGGTCGACGATGGAGGAGTCGTAGCCATGCGTGACCCCATCCGCCGTGTCCTGCTGCAGTCGCCGTCGCGGTCGATCGAGTTCGACGCCGTCCTGCGCGAGACCCACAACCGCTCGTCGCAGGTCAGCGAGTTTCCGGTCGAGGACGGCGCGCCGGTGTCGGACCACATCCGGGCGATGCCCGTCGAGGTGACGATCGACGTCATGGCGACGGCAACGCCGATCGACGCCGAACCCGATCCCGAGCGCGACCGCATGGTGCGCGCCGAGCTCGAGGCGATGTGGGCCGCGCGCGAGCTCGTCGACATCACCCTCGTTGGCGGCGCCTACACCGGCATGGCGATCGCTTCGGTCGTCGAGCCGATCGACGACCGGACCGGGCTTTCCTACCAGGCGACGGTCGTGCTGCGCGAGGTGCGACGGGCGAACACCCGGCGGGTGGAGATTCCGCCGCTGCCCGCAGACCAACGCAACGCCGCCGAAGAGGTCGACCTTGGCGAAGTGCAGGGCGAAGAGCCGACGGAGGCCGAGCAGGAGGGCGGGGCGCGCCCCTCGCTCGCCTTCCAGGTCGCCGGCGGTACCGACGAGGCGGTCGGCGCCGCAATCCGTGCGCCCGGCAACCTGTTCAACAATGCGATGGCGAACATCCCGCTCGGGGGCCCGTGATGATCCGCATCCCCGTTCGGCCCGGTGTCGCAAGCCAGCGGCTCACCATCAACCTCGACGGCTCGAGGTATGTGCTCCGGTTCCGCTGGCGCGAGCGAACGCAGCGGTGGGCCTACGCGATCGAGACGGCCGACGGCGAGGGCATCATCCGCGGGCGGCCCGTGCTTGTGGGTCGGCCGATGCTGGACCGCGTCGCACACCCGCGCGCGCCTCGGGGTTTGCTCGTCGCTGTCGATACATCAGGCGCCGACGCGGACCCGGGCTTCGTCGACCTCGGCGACCGGGTGACCATCGTGTACACGCCCGCCGACGAGCTGGCCGAGGCACTCCGCGGGTCCTAGTCGAGCTCGGGCACTTCGAGGCCCGAGCAGATCTCGTAGAACTCGTCGCAGCGCGCTTCCTCTCGGCAGGTGATGCACTCCGGCGCCAGCAGGTCCGCCGTGTCGGCGTCAGCATCGGCGCACACGTCGCCGCAGTTCGTGATCCAGCACTCATCCCAGACCCGTCGGCACGGACCGCAGGGGCGGGTGTAGTTGTCGACCTCGTCGAGGCACGCCTCGAGGTTGTCTCGGCCGACGCAGGGCGCAGCGAACTCTCCCGTGAAGTTCGAGGTTCGGTTGGCGAACCGCTCGCCAGCGTCGTCGAGATTCGAGCACTCGCCACGCGGAAGCGGAACCTCCCATCCTGAACACTGCTCGAACTCCGCAATGACCGACGTCGTGGCAAGACAGTAGCCGCATCCGGGCTCGCGAGGACACGCGTCCTCGCACGTCTCGAAGATCGCGTTCGCGGCATCGCGGAAGCAACCGCGGCACTCTCCCTCAAGCCCGAGGGTATCGAACTCGGCTTCGTAGCACATGTGCTGGAACGGAAACTCCTCGGTGTCACGACATGCGTCGATCGCTTCGAGGACAAAGCCGAAGCCGCCTCGTTCATGATCGCCTTGAAGGTCGGAGAACTCGGAGTCCACACACAGCGACGGCCCGGTGTCGGCAGTGTCGGCCATGCCTCCATCCGTCGCGTCTTCAGCCACCGCATCGGTCGCGACATCGGGCCCCTCGGCGTCGACGTCCACGTCGGCCGCCCCAGCGCCAATGTCGCTGCCGTCGACCGCAGCATCCGACGCGACATCAGCTGCCGCACCTGCATCGCCCCCGTCGAGGATCGGCCCGCTCTGCAGACCTTCGCCGCCGCACCCACACACCAGCACCGCCACGGCAATCACCGCGCCCCATCGAAGCATCGCGCCCTCCATCGGCTGTCGTGTGCTGAGAGTATGCGCGAGAGATCGCCACTGCAACGCCAACCCACGCACCCGACGACCACGCCCATGAGCGCCCGTGCGACACCCTGACGCCGTCACCACCACGTCGGGCGCCCGATGTCCTCCCCGCTCTACAACCGCCGCGTCGAGCTCGCCGTCGGCACCTACGGCGACACCGGACGCGTCTGGAGCGACCTGCGCACCACGTTCACAGTCCGGCACGTCCGCCGCAGCGCCCCGAACGCCGCGCGCGTCGAGGTCTACAACCTCTCGGCCGACTCGCGTGCATGGCTCGAGCAGCCGGACCGGGTGTGCTGGCTGCGTGCCGGGTACACCGGCGACGACGAGACCGCGTCCGTGCCACTCGTCCTCACCGGCGACGTCATGTTCGCCGAGCACGTGCGGAGCGGGCCGGACATCGTGACGCGCCTGCACGTTCGCGAGGGCGAGCGGGCCTTGCGCAACGCGTGGGTGTCGACGTCTACCGCTGGCGTGCGGACCCGCCGCGACCTGCTGGCCCGGGTCACCGACCACCTCGCTGCGGCAGGGCCGTTCGCGCCGACGGTGCAGGATGCGCTCGATGCGGCCGTCGGCGACGAGTGGTCTGGACCGGTGGGGTCGACGGTGATCGACGCCGGGGCGAACGACGCACTCGACGCCGCGATGCCGGACGGCTGGACGTGGACGATCGTCGACGGCGTGCTGCGGATCGTGCCGCCCACCGGCGAGCTCGACGGCACGGCCTACGTCCTCTCGCCCGACACCGGCCTGCTCGAGTCGCCGCGACACCGGGTGCGCACCACGCGCGGTCGTGTCCGTGCAGACGGCATCGAGGCCCGCTGTCTGCTGCTCGGCGAGCTGCGTCCGGGGCGGGTCGTCCGCGTCGAGTCGCGCGACATCACCGGCGACTTCGTCGCGACCGAGGTCGAGCACAGCGGCGACACGCACGCCGACCGGTGGGAAACGTCCCTGCTGTTGGAGCCGCGCCAATGACCCGCCCGACCCTCGACGAGGTCCTCACCGCGAAGGTGTACGCCGTGGCGTCCGCATGGGAGAGCGGTGGCCCTGCTCGGGTCGAGCGCTACGACGCCGAGGCGCACACCGTCGACGTGCTGCCCCTGCTGCAGCGAGAGGACCCGGCAACGGGCGAGGCGCGGTCGCGGCCTGTGCTGCCCGGCGTGCCGGTACACTCGGCGGCTGGCTCCGGCGGCGCATTCGTCGTCGAGCTCGCGAAGGGCGACGTCGTCTGGCTACTGCACGCGTCTCGGTCGATGGCGGCGTGGCGCGAGGGTGACCCGGCGAGCGAAGCGCCGAGCCCGCGTCGGCCGCGGTTCCCCCTCGGGTCGGCGATCGCGCTGCCGTTCATGCCGGGTGCAGCGGCGGTTTCGTCGCCGGCGCAGGTGCGGATCGGCGCGGACGGGACCGTCGCGATCGGAAACGGCACCGTGGACCTCGTCGCCACGCTGCGCGAGCTGATCGACCTGCTCACTGGTGGCGGTGTGGTGGACCCGCAGAGCGGCGCGCTGGCTCCGCTGGTGGATTCGCTGCTCGCTCCCCTGCAGGCGCGCCTTGAGGCGATGTCGGCGGGGCTACTTGCGGTCGAAGCGAGATAGGTCAGACCTGACCGCGTGCGTTCTCCCGTGCTCGAAGCCTTGCCGCCACCTTCCCCATGGTTGTGCGGAGACTCTCGCCGCGAATCCGCTCTTGCCGCATCCGGGCGCGGTCAAGCAGCTCGCTCGGATCGTTCCAGCACGCATGGATGGCCCAGTGCAGCGACGCAACCAGTGCTCCAGACTCGGCTTCAATGACATCTGCGACGGGCTCTCCCGTTTTCAATTCAAGCTCGCCATGAGCGACCTTGTTCCGGACCTCGAAGGCTCGATCAAGGCTATCCTCCAGAGTTCCGGGGTACGGGAGGTGAAGCACGCCTTTATCTGAGGCCTCGTTCTTCAAGGCCTTGAGCCCCGCGAACGATTCTAGCCTACTCCTCGAAACACCTCGTATCCGCAATTCCGTTCGAAGTGCGTCTTCTAGCGCGACCGCGGCCATCACTACTTGAGCCCGGTTGGAATGCTCGCGGCTCAGTGAAGCGGCTGCCAGCTCAAGAGCCGTGCCAAACGTCCTCGACACGCGATCGCATGCGTATCGCCACGCGGGTTCTGCTGAGTCGGTAGGGTTCGAGAATCGCAGATCAACTGCTCTCCGGTCTATCGCCGTCGAGCTCTCGCCTTCCCTGCGATCGCGATGGTGCCCTGGTGCCGGGACTGGTGAGTGGTGCTGGCTCCACTCAAGCCGCTCTCCCGTCCAGGCTTCCCGATACAATTGGGCTCCATGTCTACCGCGGTACCAGGTCATCCCATCGAAGAACCTGTGCAGAAGTCGCTGTGATCGTTCGCGTGGCCTCAAGAAGGAGATCGCCAGTTCAGTGAAGTCCGCCGAAGATCGGGTATCTCCCGGGATCGCCACCGTCCCCGCAATCGAATTGAGGACGGAAGAGTAGCGGTCATCAACATTGACCGTGCACCGAACCTCTATGACCGCATCGGTTGGATTCGAATCGCGCGCGACCAGCCGATCGCTAGGCTTGGGCCATCTCCGCTCCTCGCCACGGAGCGACACGATGTGCTCGACATCCTCCCAATTGACCTTCTCAACAACTTTCCCTCCGCCGTGAGTGAATCCCATCACCCTGGATGTCGATACGAGTTCAACCTCCATTGGTAGCCTCCGGTCCCTGACCATGCCTCTGAGCGACCAAGTCCAGATACCCTTGGCACATGACGTTGCTCGCCCTCAAGCCCACCACCCTCGACGTCCTCGACCTCGCCAGCGGCGGATCCCGCCTGTCCGGCATCGATGAGGTCGCCCAGCGCGTCCGCATCAGCCTCGCCATCGGCAAGGGCGAGTGGTGGCGCGACGGCTCGCGCGGCCTCGACCTGCGCGGCGTCTGGCTCGTGAACAGCCCGTCTCCGCTGGGGATGGAAGCGGACTTCCGCCGCGTCGTCCTCGCGGTCCCGGGTGTCACCGGCGTCCGCGACGTCGCCGTGACCATCGACCGTGCGCGCCGGACCGTGTCGGTGCGCGCCGTCGTGCTGACCGCTGAGGGTTCGATCGCCGTCAGCAGCGACGGCGACCCGGCGACGCTCGGCGACCTGCTGCGCTGGCGCATGGTCGACACCCACGGCCCCTCGATCGCCCCGGCCCCGTAGACATGGCACACCCGACCGAAACGCAGTGGACGCCCGCGGGCCTCGATGCGCCGACCCTCGACGAGTGGACGTCGTACTTGCTCGAGCTCGTCGAAGCACGCAGCGGCGAGCGCATCGTCCGCGACGTGTCGTCGCCGGTGTACGCGCTGATCCTCGGCACGGCCGACGGCCTCGTCCGCGCGATGGAGCTGGCGAACGAGACGATCCTCGCGATCGACCCGGCGACCGCAGCGGGCGAGGCGCTCGACATCGCTGCCCGACACGCCGGCATCTCGCGGCTCATCGCTTCGCCGTCGACCGCGCTGGTCACCCTCACGGGAACCGCGGGCGTCATCGTGCCGGCCGGGACGTGGGTGTCCGACGCTGCGACGACGACGACCTTCGCCACCGACGAGGTCGTCGCCATCGGCAGCGGCGGGACGGCCGACGCCGCGGTCACCGCGATCGAGGTCGGTCCCGCGACGGTCGACGACGTCTCGAACATCGTCACCCCGGTCGCCGGCCTCGACTCCGTGGCTCTGGCATCCGGGGCCATCGTGTCGCCCGGCCGCAACCTCGAGACGGACGCCGAGCTGCGCGAACGGCTCGACCTCGCTCGCTTCGCGGGTGGGCGCGGGACGCGGGGCGCCATCGAGGCCGCGCTGCAGGCCGTCGACGGTGTCCAGTATGCCCGCGTCTACGCCAACCGCTCCGACGAGGTCGACGCCGAGTACGGCGGCATCCCGGCACACCATTACCGGCCGGTCATCTACCCCGCCGTCGCCGACGCGCTGGTGGGCGCCGCGCTCATCAGCCAGGAACCGGTGACAGCAACGTCGTTCGGTGCCGAATCGTACACGGACCCGGACGACGCTGAGCACACGGTGTCGTGGGACGTCGCCACCGAGGTCGCCGTCGAGGTCCGTGTCACCGGCGTCCGGCTCGGCCCCGGCGCCCCGCTGGACTACGCCGCGCAGATCGCGGCCGCGTTCGCTGCCACCGTCGACGAGCTCGACATCGGTGACGACCTCGAGGCGGTGCCGCTCTACGCGCCGCTCGGGCAGCTGGGGTGGGTGCAGCGTGGGATCATCGAGGTGCGCATCGCCGAGGGGGTGTGGGGCGCGTCCGTGGCGATCGACCACGACGAGGTGGCGACGATGGGTGTGGACGACGTGACGGTGACGCTGGAGGCGTAGCCCCGACCGCCAGCGGCACCGTGGTCCCCGTGGGTACCGTCGCCCCATGACGACCGCCCCCCTCGAAACCTACGCGGCAGACGCCGAGGCTCGCCTACCGTGCCCGTACCAGACGCCCGACATGCTCGCGCTCGCCGCGGCTGGCGGTGAGGCGGTGCAGGTGCTCGAGCACGTCCTCGCCGAGGCCTACCTCGCGGTGGACCTGCGCAACGCCTCCGGCGGGCTCCTCGACCTGTACGCGTCCCGCGTCGGCCTGTCCCGGGGCGGTGTCGGAGACGCCGAGCTGCGCGGCCTCGTGCGCACCTGGTACCGGGTGGGTAGCTCCGCTGGCACCTCGGCCCGCGTCCGTGAGGTCGCGACCGACCTGCTCGGCGCGGACGATGACGAGGTGCGTCTTCTGCAGCACGGCGTCGGAGTCGAGGTGCACTACGACGCGGACGGCATCGACGGCGAGACCGACCCCGCTCGGCGTGCCCGCTTCGTCGAGTGGGTCACCGACACCCTGCCGGTCGACGGCGTCCTCGAGGCCGTCGTGCCCTACACCGCCGAGACGTTCCGGCTCGACTCCGGTCCCGGGCTCGACGTCGGCGTCTTCACCGAGAGCTGGTAGCCATGCCCCGTCCCTCGATCCTGCCCACGTGGGCGACCGACGCCGCTGCGCGCGTGTCCATGCCGACGACCGCGAAGCGGCTGATCGGTTGGGTGTTCGGCGAGACGCCGACGTCCGACATGTTCAACGCGCTGCTCAACCACCTCGGCGAGTGGACCACCTACCTCGACGAGACAGCAACGGACCACGAGACCCGCGTGGCCGGGATCGAGGACGCGGCGATCCTCGAGCTGCCGGCGGACTCGATGTCAGCCGAGCAGAACCGTCCGTACTGGATCACACCCTCGACCGCCGCCCCGGGTGAGCGTCACTCGGGCCGCACGCTGTCGGGCACCTGCCTCGCCGTCGCCAGTGATGGCGTCTACGTGTGGGTGGCCGAGGACGACGACCCGGCCGACGACCCCGGCGGCGAGTGCACCGTACGGCGCTACCTCGCGCGCGACATGTCGCTCGATGCGACGTGGTCTAAGTCGTACACCGCACCCGTCACTCATATCGCGACGTCCGGCGGGGTCGTCTACATCGCGGTCGATTCGACCCTGTACGCCATCGATCGCGACGACGACTCCGTGTCGGCGTCGACAGCCATCGGCGCGACGATCGAGGCCATTGCGCACGACGGGCTCAACCTCTACGTCGCCACGGGCAACACCGTGTCGGCGTACCTGTCGACGACGGCCGCGACCCTCGGCACTGCGCTGTGGACGTACGACCACGGCGCCGCGGTGAACGACCTGGCGACCTTCCCCGGTGGGGTCGCGCTCTCGGGCGATCCGGGCACCAACGATGGCGCCAACGACTTCGGCGTCGCTCTCGTCGACTCGGTGGCCGGTACGCTCATCGCGCGCGGCATCTCCGACGCCACGTACCCCCTCGGCGCGCGCGCCATCGCCTGTGACGGGCGACGCGTCTTCACCCTCGTCGAGTCCGGACGCATCGTCGCCCTCGGCATCTCGGGCGGCTCGACCACGTACGCCCCCGAGCTGTGGGTGTCGGTCAGCCTCGTGAGCGGCGAGCTCGACGACATCGTCGCCGACGGCCGCGACGTCATGGCGCTGGAGACCTTCTCCACCGTCGAAGCCGTTCACGGCGTCGACGCAGCCACGGGCGCCCCCCTGTGGGCCTACGAGAACCCGTCGGACGTGGCCGGCCGGCTGCTCGCCATCGACGCGTTCGGTCCGATCGTCGGCGGCCACAAGGACGGCGCGTTCGAACTCGCCCGCATTGCCACCGGCAACACCCCGGCCCTCGTTGCCCGGCGTGCGCTGACCGCTGGCCGCACGCCCTTTCACCAGCTCCTCACCCCGGTGCTGCGATGACCGTCCCCTCCGCACGCGACCTCGCCGTCGTCGCTGGCCTCGACTCCGCCCGGTACCCGAGTTGGGTCGACGCGGACCAGTTCGCCGCTGCCGCCAACGGCGTGCCGCCGACGCTGTCTGCCGGTTTCGACGTCGCCGACGCCCAGGCCGCGCTCATCGCCGTCGAGCTCAACGAGGACCCGGCGTTGCCGTCCGCGTGGGTCACCGTCGACACCGTCGCGGACGCGACCACCTACACGGTCACCGTCGGCGGCACGCCGTCGACGTACGTGTCCGACGCCGACGCCACCCTCGTCGAGATCCTCGTGGGGCTCCGCGACGCCATCAACACCGACGCGGTGGGTGTGGCGGTCACCGTCGACCTCGACGGCGACGGCGAAGCCGACGCAGTGCGCGTGTTCATGTCGAGCGGCGCGGCGCCTGTGGTGTCCATCACCGCCGGCGACATGACGGCGACCGACGAGGCGACCGCAGTCAGCGTCCGTGTCTGGGGCCTGCCCACGGGCCGGGACCGCTGGTCGCTGCTGCACATCGCCCCGTTCGACCTCGCTGCGAACTACGTCGACGTGTGGCGTGTCGCTCCGCTGCGCCGCGTCTACGTCGAGCTCACCGCGACGGATGGTCGTGTCCGCATCGGCGCGGCGCCCACCGTCCCCACAGCTGCGGACCTCGCATGAGCGTGACCGATCGTCAGCTCGCGCCCCGCCCGGTGGTGCTCGTCGGCCTCGCCGGCGCGGACGAGTCCGCCGGATCGTGCGCGCCCACGGTCGAGTCGCTGACGATCGGGGATGCGACGTCGGGCGTCATCACGTTCCGCAACGACGCCGACTCCCGGCCGGGCGCCGCCATCGACCTCGCGATCACCGGCGAGTTCGCGCTCGACAAGACGACGATCGGCCCGCTCGGCCCCGGCGAGACAGAGGCAGTCACCGTCACCGTCACGGCGGTCGGCGCGCAGATCGGCGTGCTGACTGCGACGACGAGCGGCGGCGAAGTGGCGGTGTCGGTGAGCAGCTCGCTGTCGCACGTGCCGTCGGCGATCGCCGGGCTGGTCGACGCGTACGACGCGCGACTGCTCGACGGCGTCACCGACGGCGCCATCGTCACCGCCTTCCCCGCACGGCTCGGCGATGACGCCGCCGAGAACGCGACGCGCAACGGTGCGACGTTCGCCGAGGACGCGTTCGGCGCGGGCCTGCACGCGGTGCAGTTCCTCGGCAAGACGGCGAAGTTCGACCTCCCCGCGGCGGTGCGTGCGGCGCTCATCGCTACGGGTGAGGCCGAGGCGTGGGTCGTGACCAACGGCATCACCACGGGCGTCGGTGCCGAGCCGGTGGGGTTCGGCACCCGCAACGAGACAGGGCAGCACGGGCTCTTCACGAGCGGCGGGCTCATCTACACGAACTTCGCGATCACCTCGCAGCAGTCGCTCGCGACGGTCGCGTCCGGGGTCTACACGAACCCTCACGTCGTCCGCCTGTACTTCCGCGCCGACACCGGCCGCGTCGGCGTCGAGGTCGACGGAGCCCTCGTCGCCGAGAAGGCCGCGACGTTCGGGCTCGACGACGTCCTCACCATCGGCGGCGACTACAACGGCACGTACTTCTGGAACGGCGACATCGGGGAGTGCCTCGTGTTCGACCGGTTCCTGACCGGCGACGACGTCACCGACCTCTACGCGTACTTCGCATCGGTGTGGGGCGTGTCGTAGCCCCCGACGGCGGGTGAGTGGGCCGCCGCCGTCGGTACGTTCGGCCCATGAAAGCCGACTTCTCACGCGCGCACGCACTCCTCACGCTTGCCTCTCTGCCCGACCGAGGCGCGTTCAGTGACGACATCCGCGCACTGCAACGCGTGCTCGTCGACAGCGGGTACGACCTCGGCATCGCGGGTATCGATGGCCACTACGGCGACCGCACGATGTGGGCGCACACCCGCGCGCTGTGGTCGCATCTCGGTGGCCGTGTCTGGGTCTTCACGCAGTCGACCGGGCCGTCCGATGCCGCGGCGCTGGCCTCCACGTTGCGTGAGACCGGTGCCACCGACGTCTGCATCTTCGTCGACTCGCTCGACGCGCCTCTCAAGCCGCGGTGGTCTTCGGCCGAGGTCGAGCCGTGGGTTCGCGAGCTCCGCGAGCTCGCCGGCGTGCACGTCCATTTCATGTGGGCGCCGGTGGCCTCGCAATACGGCGTCGAGCGTCTGCGCGAGCTGCTGCAGCAGTACCGACACATCGTGCAGCCGGACGAGACGGTCATCCTCGACGTCGAAGAGAACTGGACGAAGTCCGGCAGCCAGCACGCGGTGTGGGCCGACCACGTCCGCGTGATGATGAGCACCCTGCACGGCACGCGGTGGGGCGTCACGGCGATCCCCTACCTGCCCACCCGCGCGGCCCTGCTGGCCGACGTGGCGCCGGTCGTCATCCCGCAGACGTATGCGCGGCAGTACGGCAGCGCCGAGCACCAGCCCCACTACGAGCCCGGCACCATCCACCAGACCGCCGCCGACCGCTACCGGATGGAGGGTCGGCGCGTCGTGTGGGGAGCCGCGGCCTACGCGCAGCGCGAGCACGACGTGCAGCGCTCGATGGCCGCCATCCTGCGACAGGGTGGGCGAGAGGTCGCCATCTGGTCGTCGGCGTGGCTCGCCCGATACCCGCACATCCGCGCCCGATTCCGTGCGCTGTCCGAGCGCCCGACCTGATCCGGAGCTGACATGCCGATCCTTCGATTCTTCACCTACGAGCACCTCCCCCCGCACCTCGCCAAGATCTCGCGCCCGTTCTGCGAGCTCGCCCACCAGCTCGCGGAGACGCTCGAGCCGAGCGCAGAAACATCCACCGCGCTGCGCAAGCTGCTCGAGTCGAAGGACGCCGCGGTTCGAGCCGCACTGCCCGCGCCCGACTGATCCTCGCCCCCTCCCCCACCGGAACGACCCATGCCCTACCTCAACCGCAACATCCTCTGGGCCGCGCTGCTCGCCGGTCTCCTCGCCCTCGGCGCCTTCGCCCTCACACTGGTTACCGGCGAGACCGCAACCGACGCCGTGTGGCGCGCGCTCGCCGGCGCACTCGCGGGCCCCGTGCTCGTCGCCGTGCGCCGCGTGCTCATGGCGGACTGGGATGGCGACGGCACGCCGAACATCCTCGATCGGACTCCCGGATCGCCGCCCGGGTCGACGAGCGCGAAGCACCTGCGCGACACTACAGGACACAGCCTCGTGCTCGGCTTCGCGTGCCTGCTGCTGCTCACCGTCGTGGCGCTGCCGATGTTGATGGCCTGTGGCGGCGGGCAGTCCTCGCCGACCTACGAGCCGCAGAGCGCGTCGATCGAGGGTGAGTTCGTGTTCGCTGGCGACGTCGAGTGGTCGGCAGGCGACGGCGTCGAGGGCGCGTGGGACGCCGACGGTGACATCGTCGGCGTCTACGCCTCCGAACTCTGCCTCGCGCCGGGTATCTGCCAGCCCGTCGACACCACCTCGCGCATCTCCGCCGGCGTCGATGTCAGCGGCGGCCGGTCCCTCGTCTGGACGATCTGCCACTCCGTGCCCCTGATGCCCGACCTGCAGTGCCACGAGGTACTCACCGCGGGCACCATCACCGACGCGCCGCTCCAGCCCTAGGCACGCCATGAACGTCGACGCACTGACCCTGTCCATGCCGCAGTTCTTCGCCGCCGTGTCCGTGCTGGGCACGGTACTCGGCTCGGCGGCATGGCTCATCTGGACGGCCGCCGCGAAGCGACTCGACGAAGTCGAGAAGGCGCAGCGCCAGCGGGACGCTCGTGTCGTGGCGGTCATCGAGGGGGTGCGCGACAAGCTCAACGAGCTGCAGCTCGAGCTTCGGACGGACTACGCCACGCGGGCCGCGCACGAACGCCTCGCCGAGATCGTGCAGGATCACGCTGTACGGCTGACCCGGCTCGAGACCACGGCCGAGGCGGAGAGGTAGACCCGTTCGTGTCGTCCTGCCCCTGCGCCCAGGCCTGCACGAACCCCTACACGCCGCCGAAACGCAGAAGCGCCGGCGACGTGAGGGCAGGCTCACCCGGGGTTGAGTCAATCGTGGGCTACTACTGCCTCGCCAGCCTCCGCCGTGGTACCGCAGAGCTACAGAACCGCGGCCGGCAGATGTTCCAGGACTGGCGTCGCTGACTGGAATTCATGTCGAGCAGCGAACGGGTCATGAGGTGACCTCGTCCGCAGATTCGAAGCGTTCTTCCGATTGAGTGGAGCCGCTGACGATCGGGCTCTCCACTGCATTGCCGAGCACATCCATGACTTCGTTCGTCACGATGAACTGGATGTATTGCGCCGGAGTCATGCGCAGACGCGCCGCCGCTTCTGCAAGGGCGGACACGACGTGCCTGGGCAGCGTGACGGTGAAGGATTGTCCCCTCATTTGAGGATCCCTCCGACTCGGACTGGAACGCGCGTCACCCGGAAGTAACGTGCGCGGTTTGTGGTGCCATTCGTAGGCGAAGGTACCACCGTCACCTACAGAGATCCACACCGTATCCAATCGGCGTCACGCTGCGTCTTCTTCGCTCCCGTAGATCTCGCGCAGCAACAGGCTGCTGAACCGACGGAGTCGCCGGCACTCGATGGTGTCGTCTTCCTCGAGCTCCTCGAGGACGCCGATGATCATCCGCAGGTGGTCGCGCCCCTCGCCCTCGTCCGGCAGCACCATCACGGTGTCCGCGTCGGCCTCGTCGAGCGACTCACTGTCGAAGCGGACCGAGAGCGCGCCCTGCACCAGCAGATCCCGCCACACCGCCGGCGGCATCATCTCGGCGACGGTGAACCCGAGCTCGCGGGCGATGCGGAACCAGATGCCATCCTTGCCCTTGCGCAGGTCGTAGATCTGCTGGGCCTTCCAGGCGTTGAGCTTGCGCAGCTTGTCTCGCTCCTTGCGGACCTCTTCGAGCTTCTGCTCGGCGTACACCGCACGCTCGGCGAGGCGTCGATCCGTGGCCGCCTGCTTGAGCCGCGCCGTGACCTGCAGTTCGGCGTCACGTACCCAGCGCGTCACCGTCGCGCGGCCGACCTCGAGGCGGACGGCGACGTCGCTCGGCGACATGCCTTCGCGCACCAGCTCAAGCGCGCGGATCCGCAGCCGACCCATGCGGTCGGAAGGCGACTCGGCGCCGGCGGCGCGAATCCATGCGTGGACTGTCTGCCTCCGGACGCCGACCGCGGCAGCCGTCTTCACCACCGACGCGCCGTCGGCGACCATCTCCAGTGCTCGAACCCTCTTGCTGTCAGCCGCCATGCTGCCCCGCGTGGCTGTAGGTTACGGTTGAGCCTCGCGACTCAAGTGTCATGCGGGCAGCGTACCACGCTCAAAAAGGCACGAACAGCAGGAAGTTGCGGATCAACTGGATTTTTGTTCAGTCGGCTTCTGTGCACGTAGACGCTATCGGTTTCCAGAGGACCGCCCGCCTTCAATCACGTCGAATCGAGGCCTGGTCGGAGCGCTCGGCTCTGGCTCCAGCATGTGGCCCGGAAGGTGGTGTCGATATCGTTCGCGGAATGACGCGGGACGAACGCCGACGACACGAGAGAGCGTGTCGACGTGGTACCCCTGTGACTTCACGAAATCGAAGAGTCGCCGCAGCACGGTCCCTGATTCGCGCGCCGGCTGGTCCGGTTCGTTTCGACCCCACCTGATTTGAATCTGCTTCATGAACTGGGACACCTCGTCCCGCTCCAATAGTCCGACGTCTCTCGCGCGATAGACCCCGGCCCGAAGCGAGATCCCGTACTCGGTCTTGGCGAGGCGCAGAGTACGAAGTGAGACCCTACCGAGCACAGCCTCTACCTCTTCGGCCGGGAACAGCAGTTCCGCTGCGAACGCGTTGGCTTCATCTTCGAGTACCGACTCGTCGACGTATGCCGGATGCAGCAGGGAATGCATCAGGAGGTGACCAAGCTCGTGCGCGATAGTGAAGCGGGATCTGTCTGGGGGGAGCGTCGACGATACGAAGATCAGCGGCGGGGAGCCTGCAGGGCTCGAGAGGCTCATGCCGGACACGCCCGCGGGGATCTTATCCGTCGTGACCACAACTGCGCCTGCGCGCTCCGCGACTGATGTTACGGAGCGTATCGGCCCGCTCGGCAACTCAAGCCGGCGGCGCAAGGTGGAGGCAAACTCCATCGCCGACGCGCCTTCTCGCGCGGCGAAGTCGTGCACGTTTGGGGCGCTCTGTAGGTCGACGAGGTCGAAGATTCGCCGAAGGTCATTCACGATGAAGCAGTACTCGGCCTCCCATCGGTTCAGATCGCCTCGGCGAGCCTTCTTGAGCTTCCGGAAGTTCGCGAGCCCTGGGAGTCCGTACCAGTTGAACTCCATCCGAAGGAACTCGGGCTCAACGCCCAATGCTTCGCACAGTCGATCCGCAGTGTCCGCCTCCGTCGTCCCGCCAAGATTCTCCCATTGAGAGACTCGCGGCTGGGTCACATTGATCTTGGCCGCCAGACCTTTCTGAGACAGGCCCAAAGCCAGTCGGGCTCTGCGAATGTTCTCGCCACGGAGCTCAACCACCAGCTTCCTCATGTTCGGTGTTCCGCTGGGTTGCTGGACCGAAGGTCCATCCACTTGCTTCGTCTTCAGCTGCGTTCGTTGAGGCGACCCGAACCGGGCGTTCCTCGATTTCGCCGGAGAACTGAATCTCCGGCCACACGGCCGTCTCGACGATTCCGTTCGCGTCGAGAAGCGAAAGGTCCCACGCACCGCTGGGCAGGCGAACGCCAACGTGCCACAGCAGCCACACCACCGAGACTTCGCCGATGTCGAGTGTCATCTGGCCCGTCTCGACGATGTCACGCCCTCGATCGCTGATCGGCGGATTGGCAGGGCGTCCCTCACCGTCCGATCTCCGAAGTCGAATGACGAACTCACCGTCGATGAGGAAGTCGACGGAGCAGTGCGATCCGATGACCGAACACCCCTTCCACCCGAGCTCGTCCAGTTCGTGCCGAAGCTGATCGCAATACAACGCCCACAGGGTCGTGCCGTGGCGAGGGACCGTCGCCTGTGCAAGTTCAACTCGCAAGCCCCGGAGCGCGCGCGCCAATGCCAACCGAAGCTCCCTCTGCCGAGTCGGCCCGAGCCGGTCTACGACATAGGACAGAGAGAGAATGGGTTCTGCTGAGCGTAGTAGTGCCACGAGTTCCCTTGGGTGCGTGGGAGTACCCAACATCTCCAGGTGCGGCACGCACGTCAACCAGGAATATAACCAAAAATATAAACGGCGCTTCTCGAGCATCTGTCGCCCTATGCTGCCGACGCGGCGGCATCGACCAGCTCGGTGAGAGCGAGGCAGCGATCGAGGACACGACGCCACGCGTCGTCGCGGTTGTGGCGGTCGCTCGCACGCTCGCTGACCCGTCGCAGGGCGCAACAGGCCGCGTCCGGCGTCGTCCCGTAGGCGTACTGCCACGCGAGATGGCCGTTCGCGACCTGTGCGCGGTAGGCGAGGGGGTCGCCGGCCTTGTGCGTCCGAACGACACTGAGTGTCCATCCGTCGACGCGGCGGCACCAGTGCGAGTCGGCAAGGACGCAGGGTAGGCGGCCGAACGGGGTATCGAGTGGGGCGCTCACGGGTGGCCTCGGGATCAGTCGGTTGCGGTTGATTCGTGGATCTCTACCGGTGGTGGTTGATTCAGAACGGGATGTCGTCGTCGCTGAACCCGTCGTCCGTGCGCCCGCTGTGCGTCGTCGGCCGTTGGACCTCACCCGCCGGCGGCGGCCCCGGGTCATTGTACCGGCCCCCTCCGCTGCTCGAGCCGCGCGACGCGCCGTCACCGCCCGACAGGAACTGCACGACCTGCGCGACGATCTCGGTCGTGAACCGCTTGTTGCCGTCCCGGTCGGTCCAGTCGCGGGTCTGCAACCGTCCCTCGACGTACACCTGCCGACCCTTCGAAAGGTACCGCGCCGCGTTCTCGGCCTGACGACCCCAGACGACGACGCGGTGCCACTCGGTGCGTTCCTGCCACTCTCCCGACTTGTCCTTGAACCTCTCATTGGTCGCGATGGCGAGCTCGCAAACGGCGTTGCCGCTCTGGGTGTGCTTGAGCTCGATGTCTCGGCCGATGTTGCCGAGGATGATGGCCTTGTTCACGGATGCCATGGGTCTCCTTCTGGTCGCCTACGCGGCGCCCTTGTCGTCGTTGTGGTTGAGGTTCTCGCCGCGGATCTTGAGGGGCACCACGACGGACCACCGGCGATGGCCGGTCGGGAGTGAGAACGCGGCGAACCGGATCGTCTTCTCGTTGTGCAGGTGCCGCAGGATGCGCTCGGCCTCGGCGAGCTGCGGCACTCCGATGTCGCGCGCGACATCCCGCGGTGCGCCCGTGAGGCAGCGGTGGGTCGAGGTCGCGACCGCCCAGACTACACGTGCGATGAGGTGGCTTGGCGGCCGCGATGGATCCTCGTCGACCTCCGAATCCCATGGCGCACCCGCCTCAAGGCCTACCGGCACGCCCTCGTCGACGAGGTCACCGAGGGCGAGACGTTCGATCGCCTTCCGGGTCGCGGTGATCAGGTGGGTCGATGACCGGACGCCTGCGAGCTCGGCGCACTCGCGCCACGTCCTTCGTCGCATGCGGTAGTAGATCGCGACGGCAACGGCCTGCGCGCACGGCCGAGGGCCGGAGCGATGGTGCTCTTCGAGCCACGCCTCATAGGCGTCCTCGATCGCACCAATCGTCCAGCCCGCCGACGGGGTGTCGCGCAGTTCCGTCATGCCGCCGCGTCCCGCGCGAGCGTCGACAGCGGGAACCCCCACTGTGCGGCGAGCTCTTCGATGAGGTCTGCGCGGACGCGACGGTGCCAGATGCGCCGCTCCGGATCCCACCGGAAGCCGCGCTTTTTCGCCTCGACGCGATTGTCGTACGACACGTGGGCACGCACCTCGGCCCGCGGCAGGGTCGCCTCGGTCACGAGACGACGAAGGCTGTGACCCGTCTCGGCGACGCGGGTGAGCGTGCGGGCGAGGGTCAGGCAGTCGTCGAGAGCCCGGTGCGCGGTGACGACGCCGACGCCGTGGTTGAGCGCGACTTCGACGAGCTTCCCGCTGCCCCTGGGCCACGTGAAGTCCTCGTAGGTGCAGACCCACTTGTCGTCCGGCGTGATGGGCAGCGTGCCTGCCCGGTTCGCGGCCCAGAACAGGACCTCGCGGTCGAACGATGCGTTGTGCGCGAGCAGGATGGGCTCACGGGCGTACTCGTGCGCCCACCCGAAGAACTCGCCGACGAGCGCCTCCTCGTCTCGCCCGGAGCTCGCCGCGAGCTCGTACGAGATGCCGTGGATGTCTTCGGCGCCCCACTCGTCCTCGTGCTCGGTGGCGGCGATGCCCGACCACACGTCGACGATCGATGCGTGCTCGAGGTGGTAGGCGACGCCGGCGGCCTCGATGACGCTGCAGGTCTCGCGGTCGGCGCTGGTCGTCTCGGTGTCGACGATGATGACGATGCTCACGCTGCACGCTCCCGGCGCACCACCGGCGCGCCCTCGTAGTCGATTCCCTCGATCGCAAGCGCTGCGCGCAAAGCGTCAGGGGCAGATGTGTGACGGGCTACCTCGTCGCCGCAGTACCGGACGGTGAACACGGGCGTGCCAGTCGCGCGCACGGCGACGACCACCTTGCGCTCCGGCGTCGCGCGATGCGTCCGATCCACGACGCGGCCGTCGACGAGCTGCGTCGTCCGTGCGGCGCCGTGCGGGAGCCACCAGACCGCCTGACCCTCGCGGCCCGCCATGCGGCCGTGCGGGTTGCCTCGCTCGGCGCCGCCGAATGCGACGTCCGGAGTCTCGCCGGTGACGTTCCAACGCTCGGCGAGGATCCACGCCACCGACAGGCTCCGCACGAGCGCGTCCTCGAGTGAGTCGCTCGGGCGCTTCGACAGTGGCACCGCCGCCTGCGCACAGAACACGCGCCCCGCGATGCAGTGCATGATCCGGACGCGGCTCACGGTGTCGACGTCCTCGTCGTCACGGATGACGATCCGAAGCGCAGCCACGCCGGCGCCGGTCGCCGGGTGTGCGGTGTACTGGGGCCCGTTCTGTTCCCACGAGGTCAGCAGCAACCCCGCGCGCCGAGTCGCCTCGGCGAGCGTCGCCAGAGCCCGGTTCATGCGGCCTCCGTGGAGCCCGCGGTCTCGCCGCGCATGCGGGTGATCTGCGCACGCAGGATGTCGACCCGTTCTTGCGCGCTGACGAGCGCGTCGCCGATGCGCAGAGCCTCGACGGCCGCGAACACGCTGGCGTCCGACACGGTCTGGATCGCCGCCTTCCACTGGCTGCGGGTGTGGCTGTCGACGTCGGGCAGCTCGTCGACCTGCCGCAGGGCGGTCGCCATGCGCACGGCGTTCACTTCCTCGTCGTCGTTGCTCGCGTCCATCGCATCGACCTTCGCGGCCGACTCGAGCACGGCGAGCAGGTGGCGCAGCCGCTCGACACGGTCGGTCGGCTGGACGTCGACGACCTTCGACGCGAGCTCGACGAGTTCGTCGTGGGTGCAGATGCCGGACACCTCGCCGACGCGAGCCCGGAGCGCGTGTCCGTCGCAGTCGGCGACCGCGGCGAGGGTGGCGTGCGCCCACGCGACGCGGAGCCGGTCATGGTTTGCGAGTGCGGCGAGCGTCTCGCCGCCGAGCGCGTCGACGCGCTGCTCGGCGGTCCAGCCGGCCTTCAGGCGCAGCAGGCGCCCGAGCGGGGCCGCCTCGGTCTCGTCCCGCGTCTCCTCGCACACGTCGAGCACCTGCGAGGCGAGCATGCACCACTCGGCGCAGATGCGCTCACCGTCGATCTTCGCGAGAACGCGACGCCCCTGCGCGACCTTCGCGAGGAACTCGCTCGATGCCGACGGGGCGGTTTCCGCGTCCTCGAACTCCGCGTCGATGACGTCGGACGGCGTATCGGTCGTAGGCTGCCCGGCGGTCGGCGTCGACGACGAGCGTCGTGCGCCGCCGCGCTGCAGCTCTTCGGGCAGGTACACGCCCATGAGGGCATCCGGGTACACGGCGCGTCCGAGGTCGGCGCTGCAGCGCGCGCGGAGCATGGCGGCCGGGTACGCCTTCCAGTTGTTCTTGCTGGTGAGGTTGGCCTGCCGGGCATCCTCGATGGTCCACGTGCGCGTCGTCGGGCCGGGGTCACCGGTGCGCAGCGTCTCGATCGTGCAGCGCTCGTTGTTCGTCTCGCGGACGACCCAGTACTCACAGTCCGGGTGGCGCTTCACGAGTGCGACGATGGCGTCGGACGACAGGGTGATGCGGCCTTCGACCAGATGGATCGACCGGACCGACTGCAGGAAGGTCATGCCCAGCTCGGCGCCCGCCATCGCGATGGTGACGGCCGCCTCGGGCGACTTGATGGTGCGAGGCAGCAGGCCGCCCTTGAACAGGACGTTCGCGACCTGCAGCGCATTGTTGAAGTTGTTCGGCTCGTACTTCGCGGCGGCGGTTGCCGTCGCCACGCGGGTCATCTCGGTGGAATCGCTCATTCGAAACCCTCACATTCGTTCAGTGTTCTGGACGGTACGCAGGCGCAGAAGATCGATCCAGATCGAATCCACTACGTCTCGCATGGCTGGCACGTATCGTGCCGCTACGCCGCGGGCGTCCAGTCCTCATCGGAGTCGGCGATTTCGACGTCGAGGCGCATGCAGGCGGCCTCGAGCTGGTCGGACGCCCGGGTCAGGGAGTCCGAGCGCTGGGTGATGTCGTCGCCGTCGGGCATCGCCGCGACGAGCTCGACGTCGCAGTTCGTGTCCGAGACCTGAACAAAGAGCCGGATAACGGCCGCGCCGGTCCGGGCACGCAGCTGGTCGAGCTGCGTGCAGAGAAGGTCGTTCGTGTGAGCCATGTGTGCGTCCCGATGTGGTCTGCCGCCGTTGTCGCACCATGGGGCACAGGTGCGGCGGGTGGGTCTCGTTTTGCCCCGGTCTGCGAACTCCATAGTGTTCACTTCGCGGTTTCGGGTCAAGACCTTTTGCGGACATTATTTCCGGGTATCAATCCGGGGTGGAGAGTGACGGCGACAAAGCGGCCGTGCTGTGCGATCCTCTGGCCCCGTATCGACTGATGTTCAACGCGAGCGACATGGCCCGCCCACGAAGACTCAAGCCACGACTCGACATCCTATGGGCTGTCATCACCGCTGAGGATCTGTCGCTTGGGCGATTCAACCTCTCTGCCTCGGACATTGCGGTCTGGGCGGAGATGGCGACGTCCTCGGCCCACGAGTACGTGAAGAGCATGCTCGACGAAGCGCTCCTGGAGCGGATCGATGGGCGCCGGATCCGCGCGACTCGCAGGGGACGCGCAGTGTTCGAGGAAGCTCGAGCAAGCGGCGCGTGGTCACTGCCGCTCGGTGATAGCGAAGAGGATTGACCCGGATATTGTGTCCGGCTATTAGGGTGGACAGGATGCGATGCATCCGCCCGACGCGACCGGTGCATCATGAGCCGGCGCCTCTTCTCTTGTGCTGACCCTTGCACCGGAACGCGCGTTCAGTAACGTGAAGCACGAAACGAGCGACGCCGCCCCCCTCTAGTTTGCAGACCGGGAGGGAGCGGCGCCGAGACCCACCGATGAGGTGGCAACACCATGAGGTCATCATGACGTCGCAGAAACAGGTACCCGATTCCGGGCTCGCCATCAACGGCAGAATCCGCGCGCTCACGCGTCGGTGGTCGTTCGATGTGCCAATGTCCGTCGGTGAGATCGCCGAGCTTCTCGGATACGGCCGCTCCACCGTGCACGACCTCGTGCACAACCTCGAGCCGCGCTACCGGCTTGCCAGCTCGACACGCCGATTCCTCCCATCCGAGGTCGCGCAGGTGCTTCGAGGCAAGACGCGGTCAGAAGCGGAGGCCGCGTAGTGCCTCTCACACGACGACCCCACAAGCGGGTGGATCGGCGCCTCTACCAGTACACCGACGGTGACGGGGGCTACTTCGTTCGCGTCGAAGGATGGCGCCCGGACGGAACGAAGGAGCGTACCCACAAGGTCGATTGCCCGCCCGGCACGTCTCTGGGCCAGGCGATGGTGCTTCGGGACGAGATGCTCGCGGCCGTCGCCGACGGAACGTATCGGCGCGAAGCCCAGATGCTCGACATCACGCCGCGAACGCTTCGCGACGCCGCCGACGCGTACCTCGACGACCGCCGGCGCCGATGGTCGATTCAGTCCCGGCGGACCTTCACGGCGATTCGGCAGCGATGGGCCAGCCTCGACGGGATCCGGCTCGATCGCCTGACGTATCGCGAGCACATCGCCCCTCTGGCGCTCGAACTCGAAGAGGCCGGCTACTCCGTGCGATATCGCGCGGCGATCCACTCACGGCTTCGTGCCGTGCTCCGGTTCGCGGTGCTTCTCGGCTGGATCCCTTCGTCACCTGCGGCCCGACTCCGCACCCCGATGCCAGAATCGCGCATGAAGGTGCTCCCGGATGTCGTGGAGCTCGAGCCCATGTTCGCTCACTGGCGCGAGCACGACGCGAAACGCGAGGCTGTCGGTCGGTATGTCGGCGTCGAGACGCTGTACCGACTGATCCTCTGGGGAGCCCTCCGACAAGGCGAGGCACGCAACGCTCGGTGGTCATGGATCGACGTCGACGCGCAGGTGCTCGAGCTGCCGGCGGAGATCGTGAAGACCCGACGTGGCCGACAGGTGCCCCTCTCGCTCGAGATGCTGTCGCTCCTCGCGACGCATCGAGCTCGGCTCGAGCGATGTGGCCGACCGACGGACGATGACGCACCGATCTTCCCGTCGGCGATGCACAGCAAGGTGATCGCGGCCCACGTCGTCTCGGCGCTCTGGTGGCAGCCCGCGCTCGAGGCCGCGGGCCTCGAGGACCTCACGCCGCACGACCTTCGACGCATCGGGATCTCGCGCATGGCAGAGGCGGGGATGTCCGAGGCCGTCATCCTCAAGATCACCGGGCACCGCTCTTCGAAGATGCACTGGCACTACCGGGGCGTGTTCAAGAGCGACCTGCAGCAGGCAGCGGAGCGGATGCCCTCCGTCCTGCCCCGACAGTCTGCCGAAACCACTGAACCGGCGTATAGCGTTGGGGTACGAGGCGGGTACAAATCGAACAATCAACAGGGCGCGAGCCACGGAGAGTCCGATGAGAGCTGA